CCCGAACGCACCTCCCCCGCCGCCGCCTCCAAAATAACTATTCTGTCCGTTGCCGCCCGCCACATCCTGATTGCCCCCGCCGTTATAGTGGAAGCCGTTGGAAGATTCGGTGTTGGGTTCGCCCCCGCTGGTGGTTGACGCGGCGGATAACACGCCCCCGCCGCCACCCGCGCCGCCGTAGCCCGTAACCAGTGAGCCAAGGGTCGAATTGCCGCCCGTGCCGCCCGAACCGGTGCCGCCTGCGCCAATGGTCACAGTTTCGCTGGTTCCAAATCGGCTGGCGGGTAAGGTAAAGGGTGCACATGCGCCACCCCCACCACCTGCGGCCTCACTTGCACCGCCGGATTTCGTACCGGCTGCGCCCCCGCCCCATATCAGGCCGGAAAAGATCGTATAGCCGGAAGGCTTAACGAATGAACCGCTAGACGTGAAGGTTTTAATGAAAGAGTTAAGAACAATGACGTGGAAGTTCGCACCATCAGAGATGAGAATGAACGCCTCGCCGGGGTATACCGTGCGGGTGGTTTGCCCGCCAATCGTTTGCGTACCGCTAGGGTCAACTACGATGTCACCGGCGCCGCTGTTTTTGTAATAGCAATACCAGCCCGCGCCTAGCGTCACGGCTGAGGTGAGCGTTTGCGTAAAGGAACCGCTCGTGATATCGATTAATTTAAAGCAGTCGGTGGCTGCCAGTATCGTGTTGCTGGTGCGGGCGCTGCGTTCAATCCTTAAATTGCCCCAAGACGCGTTGGTTCCATCGGTGGTTAAGAACTTGCCGCTGCTGCCGGTTTGTGCAGGGAGCGCGGCCTGGAACGCAAGCTGAACCACGAACGCGGTGGTTGCGATCCGCGTGGAGTTGTCGCCATTGCTAGGAGTCGCCGCAACGGGCGCATTACCTAGATAATCCTGCACCCAAGCGGTCGTGGCAGCTTTGGTACTGTCGTCACTGACCGCGGGCGTAGTGGCCGTTACCGTGGCCGCGTTGATCGTCGCGCCGGTAAAGTCATGCGTTCCGGTGTAGGTGTCACCGTTACGGTTCGCCCGATCGTTGCCGCTGATCAGGTAAAATTGCGATCCGTCATAGAAAACCGCGACCAGCGAACCGCTGGCGATATCCCCGGTTTTGAGCGCGGAGCCGTCGACGTTGTATAACGTCTTCGTGCCCAGTGCGTTAATCTGCACCGTTGCGCCGCCCGTGTTCGCATGCGTGGCCTTGAACACAATCAAGGTCGACGCGGTATATGCTGCGGGCGCGGGGCTGATGGTCACCGTGAAATCGTTAACCGTGGAGCCTTGCGCCTCGGTTCCGGTTACAATCACCATACCCGCGAAGCCCGCGAAGCTGTTCTTGAGTACCGATTTAATGAGCCTTAAATGGTCATCTCCCTGGCTTTTCGCGTCGGTCGCGGCGGGGTTGGTCGTGACCAAGTTATTAATATAGTTGCCAGTTTCAAGGGACATTAAAATAGTCTCCCGTGTAGATGTTGAAGCGCCCGCGGTTGGTTAATGCGGTGTCCACGGCCAGCGTGGCCAAATCCTTGTTCTGCGCTTCCGAGCGCTTGGCCTCTTCTAACTCCGTGTCATAGATCGCCTTCCATTGGGCAAGCCGCTCATCGTCTCTGAGGTAGATCGCGGCTTCGACCAGGGTCGCGTACAGGTACAGGCCGGGATAGTTGTCCAACAGATAATTGGTGTTGGTCTGCTCTAAGTTGTAGGCTTCGCGATAACGCAGCGCGAACGTGTAAGCCTGATCGAGCGGGCAGTCGAACGCGATATTGGCCCCGTCAAGCGTGAAATAATGCGGCTGCGCATTGCTGGTACTGATCGTTAGCCGCTCAGGTAGCTTGTAAATCAGTGGCTGGCGCGGGCTGTATGTCGTGAGCCATAAGCCTAAAAGCTGTTTGAAACCAGAGGGCAAGCTAATGGTACGGCTTGAAATTGTCCCGGTGAGTGCCCGTTCGGTTTCCGCTTGACGCGAAGGCAGTAATCGGTTAATGCGCGACTCCGCCATACGGATAAAATCCGGTATGCGGTCGGTCATATCATCGCGATGTAACCAATCCGCGACGTTCGTCACGAGGTTTTCAAAATTGGAAAATGACATGGTTTTCCGTCAAAAGTGGGGTGTTTTGAACCGTTTTACGGATATTTTTACGGATTGACGCTGTCAACCCGCTAGAAATAAGGCGGGTTCGATGCCCTGAGTAGGAATCGAACCCGGTTTTTGCTACTTTTTCTTCTTTTTGGCTTCGACTTTAGCGAGGTCATCAAAGCCCCTAGCGCGGGCCTCTTTCTCCCCTTCCGGGGTGTAGACGATCACGTGATGACTCACGTTATCCCACCCGGTCGGTCCATAAAGCGCTTTCGGATACTCTTTCATAACCTCTCCTTAAGGCGCGACGCTGGTTTGCACCGCATCGCGGCGCGCCCAGGTCACAAGATACACTTGCGACGCGGTGGGCGTGATGGGGCTGCCGGTCGCGTTGATAAACGTGATCGCCACGGTATTCGCGGCGCTGACTCGATAACCCACAATGCCTAACCCGGCTTGCGTAGTCGGCTTGGACACCCCCGCGATCACATCGCCTGCGCGTAAACCGGGGAGGGTAAAAGTCTGTTCCGCGGTCGTGTTCGCGGCGACTTCTGCCGGGGAGAGCGTCAATGACGCCACTCCCAAAGAGGTGACATTGCCGGTAATAATTCCCGATGACATATGACGCCTCCTTAGTTCGACAGAATGCGGCTCGCGAGCTGCGCGCGAATGGTTTTCTTCCCATATAGAATATCTATACGGCATGGGTATTTGTCGGTGCTGATGTCATATTGACGCACGATCCGCAAGCTCAACCCGTCGAAATTCTCACGGGCGGCGAAGTCAACCCCGCCCGGCATGACCAGGTCGGCAGTGGCGAACGCGAACGCATCTTTGTGGAACGCGATAGATGGCTTGTAAACGGCGGACGCGCCACCGACTTTGGTAATGGCTGCGCCGTTCGCCATGCCTGCCGCGACCACGTTTTGCTTCGCGCCGCTGGTGTAGATCGCAGGGGAGAACGCGATATCGCCCGCACCGCCCGCATAATCGGCAGTGATGACAAATTGTTGCAATTCACCGGTATCGGCTTTGGTTTCGGGGTGAACGCGGTTACAGCCTGCGACCGTGAAAATATCACCGGCTTTAAACGTGGTGGCACCGACCGCAACGGTAGCGGCGGCTGAGCCGTTGGTGGTGACCGCGCCGTTAATGGTGTAAGTCGTCGCGGCGAGCGCGGTTCCGGTGGTATGGGTCGGAATGAGGGTGTTTTCGTAGAAAGTAAAGCCCGCGGTGCGTCCCAATTTACCCTCTTTGTACTGTTCGCTGATGTTGGCCGAATCTTGAAACAAGCCCTTGAGCGCGTCGACCAGATCCACATTATCTTGAGTATTCAGGCAAATGGATTTGTTGTTATCGGGCGGGGTCAGGTTGTCAATTAACTTCTTACGCGCGAGCATCAATTTTTGAAAGGTGATCGCCGCGCCGATATTGTCCACCGCGTTGTACACGTCCTTGAACATGCTCATGGCGTCGGCTTCGATGTTGGCTGCGAGGACTGACATAGCCGGGTCGAGAATGCGCTTACTGAAGTCATCCATTGATAGTGTCAATTCCGCGCTGGAAAAAGTGACGTCCACGCCCTTCTGGGTGGAAACTTGCAGGGTGACGCTGGATTCTTCGACGTCTTGCGTTGAGATATTCGCGCCGGTGCGAACCGTGAACTGATTCGGCAGGCGGATTTTCAGTGAATCGCCAATCTTCGCACCGCTTTTGGCGTATGAATCGTCGTACTGGGTGTTAATGTTGGTGATGAAATTCAGTTTTTGATGCAATACGCGCAAGGCTTCGCGGGTGACCGCGGTCGGCGTTAAAAGGGTTTGAGTCATTACCGTCCTCTATGTTTAGAAAGTTGTTGATTGCGTGTTTTCATCCAGTCAGCCATCGACATATCGTCACGCAGTCCGCTTTTGGCGGGCGTGCTGTTGCCGCTCACTTTCGTGACCGGTTTGACCAGTTGCGCGGGCGGGGCCTTGGGCTTGCTGGATTGCTTAAGTACCTGGTTACCGATCATGGCCGCGTGGAGTACTTTGACGACCCGCGGGTCATAGACTTGTCGCAGTTCATCACTGGTGAATCCGTATTCACGCACGGCGAATTCGGATACCTTCTTGGCGGTGTCGGGGTTCCAGTTCGGGATATCACGCGAGAGAACTTCCTGGCCTTGAGCGACGAGCTTGGCAACATGTTGCTGCTGTTCGCTGGTGCGCGTCTGTTCTAGCTGCGCGGTTCTGTTTGTTGCCTGTTGCTTTAAATCTTTTAACTGCTGGTACTGGAAAAAGAGCTTTTGAGCCTGTACCGGGTCGGTCTCAGAAAATTTATTCCAGTCGACTTGTTCAAACTCCTTGAGACTCGTTTCAATCGCCTTTTCCTGGGCGCGGGCTTCAACCAGTTCGCTATCTGCTTTTAAATAGCGTTCGCGGGTGGCTTCCGCCTCTTTACGCTGCTCGGCTAACTCCTGGGTTTTCCGGGTGTAGTCCGAATGCATTAAAAAAGCGCCTTTCAGCGCTTTGGGTACTTTGTACTTCTGCCCCTCGTGTTCTATTTCCTCAGAGTCATCATCCGGTGGGCTTTCCGGCTCGCCTGAATCCTCGCCGTTCTGATCAAGTGACTCGTCGAGTACTTCATTTTCGTTAGGGGCATCGTGGGAGACTCCGACATCATCATCTGTTGAATCTGGTAGGTTGGTCTCGATGTGTTCATCCATTCATAACTCCGTTGTTAGGTTGGTTATCTGCGGGCAATAAAAAAGCCCCTTGCGGGGCTTGTGGTGTTGGGGGTTGCGAATCCGGTGGTGGACTAGCCAGTATTTGTTGTAAGGTCTGGATCACCATCGCCTGTACCTGTTCGGGCAGCATGCCGGTGGTCGTCGCCTGTAGCCGTTTGGTTTCCGCGTTGTACGCGTCAATCTCCAGCTTTTTTGCGTCTATCGTCTTGTCCTGCTGCACTTGCTGGAGTTGGGTCTGCAATTGGCCGATAGCCTGTTGCGCTTGCTGCTGGAGCATCATCAGTTGCTGTTGAAGCTGCTGCGTTTCGGGGTTCACGCCTTGCAGTTGTGGGGGCAGCATCGCTTTGAAGCGTTCGGCTATCTCATCGGCTCCGGGCCAGTCGAGGTTTTTAGCAAGCAAGTCCATCATGACTTGCGCCGCAGCGGGGTACGCCCGTATGAGTTCGGTCATCTGTACCGCGGCTTCCTCGCGCTTGGTGTTAAAACCTGGCCCGGTGTCGACTACGACGTCATAACGTCCGGTTGTCAGATCGTAGACTTTATCTAGCGCTTGCTGCGTTTCGCTGGTTTCTTGGCCGGTTTGGGTGTTGGGTACAGCGGCGGGTACGCTTTGGTTAACTGGTACATTTTTGCTTTCTCCGTCTTCGCCTACGATTCGTAATATTCGCGGGCCGTTGTAAACATGGGGTATGAGATCAATAACGACCCGTCCGAGATGTCTAATAGCCCGGCTGAGGTTGTCAATAAAATGGAAGGTGCTTGTGTCGCTCTCTCTTTGTCGAGCCAATATTGCACGTCCCGAGGTTTCGTTGCTTTGTTTGCCGAGGGATGCATCGAACATTCCTAAGATAGATTTAATGTCATCGTTGGCCGCGAGTGCTTCTTGCATTGCGCCAATCGCTGCGCCGGATTCAAGCGGCTGTCTTGTCGGTGGGGTTGGCCCGTCGTATTCAACGAATGGGTGGCTTTGTGTATTGATCGTGGCCCATTTACGCGCGTCGGTGTCAAACGCCCCCTGCGGGCCAATAAAGGGCACTCTTGGGGATAGTGCGACCAGCTCAGTGCTTGCGGTGCGCCAGTAGTTCCTCATCCTCATCGCGTCCTTCACGTCGCGAATCATGCTGCGAAAATAGCGCTTACCCTCTAAATTGACCTCTTCGCCGTAGACCGGAATTATTGGAATGTAAATCCCTGGCCATTTGTTTTCTTCGAGAATCTCTGCACCGGTAACAATGCGCTGCACGACTCGCCAGCTTTTGACCTCGCGCTCACCAGTGACACTTAAGCCCAGGGCGTCGAATATCTCTTTGCTTTCCTTGTATTGCTTCGCATCGATAATCTGACCGCCGGTTAGTTGCACGATCTTGCGGCTAACCTCTTCGCGCTTCCACCATTCCGCCACCTGTATGGTTTCCTGCTCTAGCCAAGGCGCTTGCATGTGTTGGCCGTTATAGCCCAGCTCATCCCAATCAACCGGTTCCGCGCCTTTGTACTTGCGCTTGAACAGATTCTTGTCCATGCGGTCGACGATGAACGCCCGCATCCAATCAGACGAGTCTGCCGACTCAGACAAGGGGTCGCCATAGACCGAGAAGATGTTCGCGACGCGCTCAATCATGATATCCAGATCAAACGAGTCATCGTGCGTATAGTCCACGCCCACGCGCAAATAGCCAATGCCACACGTGACCGCGTTATCGACCGCGGTATCGTAGGCCACATCCGCATTGCTGATGTATTCGATATTGCGCATTAAGCCAGATAGAATCTCTGCGGTTTCGGGGTCGCCGTTGTCGTCCACGGGTTTGACCTTGATCGCGGGCTTGTTCTGGCGGGAGTCATTCACGACCTGCCGGATAAAGGAGGGCAATGTGTTCAAAGTGAGACAAGGTTTCCCCTCGAGTTGTCGCTGTTGTTTGATATTCGCGGGCCATTGTTCCCCCAGGCGCGCGAAGCGGATATCGTCCAGGGCTTCTTGCCGGTTGTCGGCTTCCGCCTCGTAGCATTCCTC